TTCGTGAGTAGTGTGGCTTCCAGTTGTTAGCACCTGGTATACCTACTGTAGGGTGTTTAGTTTTAACTGACATCATGATGCAATCAAACTCTCCTTCGGTTACACATATGTATTTAGATTGCACAAAACATGCTGGTGTATTAAACATAGTTGTCTTCGCACCTACCATTCCCATGTACTTAGGGTCCATATCTCCCATTGCACGGAAACGAATGTCCACTACACCGCTAGGTGTTATGTAAGGTATAGCTAATCTATTCTTAAAGCTTTCATGCCCAGGCATAGGGTCAACTACTACCCCTAGATGAAATGTTTGTGCCTCTTCTACCGAGAGATGACGGGTTAGGAGATAGTCTTTTGCCACCTCTATTTGAGAAGCGTACTGTTGGGTTGCCCGAAGTAGAAATTGTCTGTGCGAATTCGATAGCCTCATTTAATGTACCTCCCCTCTTGTGTTTTATTAAATCATATATATCACCAGCGACACCGCAACCATGACATTTAAATTTGTTAAGTTCAAAGTTAATTGCAGATGATGCAGTTCTATCTTCATGAAACGGACATCTCATTTTACGCCAGCCATGCCCATCTGACGGCAGGCTGGCGCCTAGATAAGCTAAGTAATCACTTACCTTGTGCTTCTCTTCCATCAGTAACCTTCCTTAATAAATCTATCCATACTTGAACGGGCATAGTGGCGTACCAATCGGATGGATTCCCCTTGCCTTTCCGCTTGTGTACCACTACACCTGTCCAAGCTTTATCATTAGCCATCTCGACTAATAATTCTTCTACCCACCCCGCTAAGTCCATCTTGGCGTGGTTTTTAATCTCTATTGTGACTCCAGGTATGCCAGATATATCACCCTTATCTAGTGTTGCACCAGCTAAGCGACGGTCTACGTAAGGGAACCATTCTTTAAGATACTTTACTACATCACGTTCTGCTTGGCTACCCTTAGCCTTAGACGCTGAACTCATACTGGCATTTCTACTTGTTGGTAATCTTTATATGTATCTTCTAAGTACATAGAGCCTGGTTCAAAACTTAAGCTAACGTATGTGTTACCAGTTTGGTCAGCTTTACCGTAACGATTTTTTACTGGTGCTACACATAGGTAGATATCTTTACCTTCATGCATTAGCTGTTGACCAACTGTTAATACCATTGCAGGTATCTGATTGACCATACCTTGTAGAGATGAACGTGGTTGGCATGGCCTACCTTCGTATCCTTCTTTAGTATGGTGCAGTACTAACACACATGCATTGGTATCCCTTGCTAGGTACTTAAGTTCTTTCATTGCTGCTCGCATACCAGAAAACTCTTCATGTCCATCCATTGAGATGTCCATTAAGTTATCAACAACTATAAGGGTAGGACTTCTACCCCACATAGTCTCGAATGCAGCAACCTCTTCATCTAAATCTTTAAGTGTAGGGCTAGGTTCAAATGACCAATACAAATGATTGTTGTTAGCAAGTATAGACTCAGCAGTATCTGGATTATATTTAAGTAGATTCTCCGCTTGCTGTTGAGTCATCTTACCTGACATAGCAATCAATCGCATAGCCATGGTGTGTGCATTAGTATCAGCTGAAAAATATAATGTAGGTTGTTTTAATCTTGCAGCAATATGTAATGCAATAGAACTCTTACCAGCACCAGGAGTGCCAGCAATTACCGTAACTTCTGCACGTCTAAGTATCATACCTGCACGTTCAAAGGCTTGAAAGGGAGCCGGTAAAGGCTCCCCTCCTACCTCTGATTTACGTACGCTACGTCGTAGTGTCTTCATCTGTCCCACAATCTGTCTCTAGTTGTGTGCCACATTCTTCACATGTACTTGCTTCACATTCTATATCGGTATCATAATGTATGTCACATTCGTCCCATATTATAGGAGCATTACAACATTGAGATAGTTGTGGTGCCTCAGGGAAAGGTATTACTTCCCCCATTGTTACTTGATTCTATCGGCTAAGAATGTATTCCACTCTGGCTCATGCTTGAGTACATAGATAGTCTTACATTTATCTAGTGCACCTCTAGCAGATGGGCAGAAGTATCCCTTATAGATACCACCATCCTTGCTTGGACCTTGAAGTGCAGTCATCTTACCGTGAGGACATGTGCGCCCCCCACCTAACGATTGTGTTGGAGGGGCTTGATTAAAAGGTGGTATCTCCTGTGCATTAAGCGTTTGTTTAGCGTATGCAATAGCATTCGGAGCTTGAGATGGCTTGGCTATAACTTCTAGTTCTGTTATAGCAGATTGAATACTTGCTAAGGATGTAGCAACTAATTGGTCTAGTTCCTCACCCGTGTTAGCACGTACTGTTAACTGCGTACCAGACGCAGTTCTTATGTTGATACTGATTGGTGCTTCTGTACTACTCATCCTTCTCCTTTGGTGTATACCACTCACATTGTGCAGTATATCCGCACATTATACAGTGGTCGAAGTTCGGTAAAAATATACCTGACTTCCTTGCTTTGTCAAACATATCTACCAACGTCTCGACCTTGCTGTCATTCAGACCAGCAAGGTCGTGCGGTGGAGATAATTCTCCCTTACGTGCCATCCAGTAATAACCTTTGGTTATGTTTAACCCAAACTGTTTACGGATTCCATACGCGTAGAAGGCTAACTGTAATGAACTATGCGGTGTTGTCTTACCTGTTTTTAAATCTACAATTACGTATTCTTTATTGAAGCTATCATAGAATACCCGGTCGATTGCCATCTTAACCGTCACGCCATTGACTACTGGTGCTAGCTCTAATTCAATTGCCAATGTCCCGTCGTCCAGTTTAGCGATTGACATGTGGGTATTTTCCTCACGCCATTGCACCCAGTTCTCCAAGAATTTATATCCATTTGCATACCACCACTCTCCACCTTCTGGATTGCGTGACTTCATTGCAGCCATGCGCCAATTGGATGTGTCGTCTAAATTATATTCTTCTCTTTCATTAGCAGTAGCCTGCCACCATACGTTCCAATGTTCTAGTACATTCATTTACATGCCGTGCAATAATTAACAGTACGGATATTTTTAACGTGAACAAAGAATGGAGTACCACAATGATGGCAATTAAATAATACAAATATCTTTTCCTTTTTCTGTACTACAAAAAAAGGATTACGAATTCTTATTCTCATGGATTTAATCTATCCCATTCTTCAGTCGCTTTATGTACGGCTGAACCTCCATAGAACCACCACGCTGGTAGCTCTGCAATTTTCTGCACTCTGCTTAAATAATATTTCCATCCGCATGACAACCACTCAGTAAGTGATGAGTATGAAACATGGATAGGTAAATCGTGGTCATCAATCTTAATCATTGTACTCCTTAGTAAGGGCTGAACTAGGAGAAAGTAGAGCAAACCTAGCCCAGCCTTTACATTATACACCACGGTAAGGACACTAGAAAATGAATGAAACTAGTGCCCGTGTAGTGTACCACTAGAACGGGATAGCGTCCTGTTCTAGTCTCTTTATGTGTCCTACCCTACCATCGGGGTAACCACATTGACATAGTTCAGCAGTGTTACAACAATCAAAGCATGAGCCACACCAGGTACATGTACCAAAGCTTTCGTATAGCTCGGCTTCTGATATCATTGCACTGCAATTAAAACATTCTTGTGCTTCTGCACCTAATTTATCTTGCTTAACTTTGCTGTTGCCTAGTTTATTATACCTAGCCCAGCCATACTCATCATCCTCATAGTCACCATACCAACCGTTGTACCGACCAGTAACATTTGTACTAGCGTATGAGTATCCTAAGTTGCATGTGTCATTAGACCACCACACACCATCATCATCTTCTTTACCTAGTCCAGCATTGATTAGGTACATAGGATGTTTAGCAGCTGGGTCAATTGTAATTACACATAACTTAGAACCATCCGTGTAATCTTGCAACATATCCCATACGTAATCATCATCTAATGCAGTGACTCCGCCTAGTCTAGGTATTAATTCTTCAGCGAATACTTTACTATCACTGCGGTCATCCTTCTCTGGTATAGCAATAGGTAAGATACCGTTGTGTCCCAGATAAGTACGGTCATCATGACCTATTGCAAACGGATGGCAATTCTCTAGAGTACGAGAACCATGGGTAGCAAATCGAGCATGCCACATAGCGTAGCCATCAGTATAGATAGCACGTAATGCTAAGAACCTATTGATAGATTCATCTGCGTCCATGCTTTTCTCTACTATGATTCTGTTCTCATTAGGCACGGCAATGGCAAAGCCAAAGCCATGCGGATTATTTAATGCAGAGTTCTCCATCTTATCTCTAGATGGTATAACTCCTGGTGGTATCACGCATAACATACACATAATTAGTCCTCTCTACTTTCACTTTGTGTATCGGTATTGAATGAACGATTGATTGTTTCAAACAAGTTAGGGTACTTGTCATTGTTAGAACTGACATAGCCTACATACCTCACCCAAGAAAATGGTTTATCTTTGGGGATTATCTTAAGCTCACGAGTATATTCAACCACTGATTGAACAAACTCTAAGCCAGATAATACTCTTGGTATATGTAATGAGCCCTTGAATACACGAACTTCTAATGTATTTTCTGGCTCAACATTGACGGCAGCATACCTGCCGTTAGATTGATTCTTGTACTTAACCTTTGGAATAATCTTACCTGCGTCAGAGAAGCTAGCATAGTTAGTACTACGACCAGCAATCCTCTGTACTTGGCGTTGATTATCATAGATTAATTTTATGAATCTAATCTGGTGGTCGTCATCATTGAATGCAGTACGACTTACATGCACATGCAAACCACAAGTGCTAGTGTTCCAAGACCTGAACTGTAACCTCTTGAGTTTAGTTAACATATCCCAAGGAAAATTCTTTTGGTATTCTTCAAGCGTGTGAGGATGAGAGACAATCTCAAAGCCACATTCTAAAGAACCATCAGTCTTAAGATAGCCACGATACTTACGGTTAGGTATCGGATTCATACTAAGAAATGCTAGTTCAGCACCAGTAGTATAGTTATTATTGGTATCTTCTATCTCTAATTCAAAGCCAAGATAGTAATTACCTGTACCCCAGAACCTAGGGTCTGGTTTATAGTCATGACTCTTGACGTACTCACTGTATTGTCTACGTCTTTCGTCGCAACTATGCCCATCTTCTTCACCATATTCTGTACCGCAATCATCACATTCAATTGAGGCATTGTAACAATCACCACACCTAGTGTCATCATGAAAGCTAGACC